ATCTACGTCCGCAATTGGGCGAAGATCTGCCTTCTCAGTCTCGACCATCTTGGCGAAACCAATCGACTCCCACGAAAAAACGTGAACTGCTCTGCTCAGACGAATACGCCCGTTCTCACGAGCCACGTCTCCAGCAAAGATCCATCCACGATCTACGACGACCACAGCGCGGGTGCCTGTCGGACGGTCACAAACGGGAGCGTACTCAACACCATTGATGGTTACGTTCATTTTCAAATCTCCTTGGATAATGTCTTCTCTGTTCATGCTACGTGCCTCCACGTTTTCCGCTTCACTATCGACTCGACAGCTCTTTTGCTGACCTCGAACTTTTCCGCCAGCACCCGATAGCTAAGATCTGGGTGAAGCTGGCGGATCAATCTGACGTCGCCCTCGGTCAACTTGGCGCGCGGGTGTCCTTCGCCGCGTTTCTTGGTAGCCTCCTGAACCATCCGTTTATCCCCTCCGCATTACTGAGTTTTACCTTCGCCCACTTGTAGGCGAGGTGGTTGTGATATCCGGCGTGAAATCCTGCCGTTGCAGGCAACAAATGCCCAAGCTCGTGGATCTTCACCCACTTGGTCACCGTGTGCGGCGTCACGTCCAGCATTTCGGCGATGCGTTCGGGCTTATGCTCGCGCAGCAGTTCCATAAACTTTTGAACGCCCGGGAACTTAATCACCGGGCGTCGTTTGATTTTTTCCGGCTTGATTCGCTTGAAGTAAGGCAGCATCACGTGAACACCCACCAGAAGAAACCGATGACGGCAAAAAGCGCCCAACCCAACATCACCATGTAGGCGGCATCCTCGCGAGCGCGCTGCTTTCGCTCCCAGCGCTCTGCCCACTCCTCAGCTTCATATGAGGAGTCAAACGGGCCGCGTCGGGCATGCAGCGGCTCTACGCCATTCGATACGATGTTCAGTTCGACGCCATCGTCAACAATCCACCACCTTTCTCTGCTCATGGTGCAGTCACCAGTGCCAAATAGCCCATTCCGTAAACCAAAAAGAACCAGAAAACGCAGCCGATCAAGTCATTCCTTGTCACGCTTCAATCCCTCCTGGACGTAAAACAAAATTTGCCCGGCCAGCGTGCGGGTCTGCGCCTCTGCGACTTTGCGCAGCTCGGCCTCAACCGCTGGCGGCAGGCGAACCGTTAGATATCGATCCTTTTTCAAACCTTCTCACCTTTTCCTGTGCGTCACCGCACCCTGCGCACACTATCGCGCAATGTCCCACGCTTTGCAAGTAGTCGATCCAGTCTTTCTGCTCTGCGGATAGCCGCCCGCCGACGGATCGCTTCATCTCGATCCACAGCATCCATGCTGGTATGAAAAGATCCGGCACGCCTGGGCTGACGCCTTCTAGCTTAAGCTTGGCGCCTTGCGTGCGGGAGCGAGAACCGCCATTGGGTATGGCGAAGATGCGGACGGAGGGGTACGTTTGCCGGAACCAGGCGACGAATGTCGCCTGCTCATAATGCTCACTCAGAACGGGGGCGCCATCACCCACGCCGGACACGCGCCTGGTTGCCGCGCGAACAGCTCCGGCGGCTCGGCGTCGAATTCGATGCATATACCATCCTCCGAATAGTTATCGCAAGTATGGCAGCATCGCGGAGGCTTTGGATGGTCTCGCCAAGACAGGACGATATCGGGTTCGGTTGGCCTAGGCATCTTTGACAAACACTCCATCCGACCGCAGCGTTCCTTTTCGGTCCTTGATGACGTTGTAGGCGTGTTCGAGACAATCCAGCAGCTCAAAACCAGCCAGGCGGGAGCCAACGATTAGGGTAACGAGAATATCGCCGTATGCATCCTGCATTTCGCCTCGGAAGCCACGCTGCGTTGCTGAAAGAAGCTCCGTCACTTCCTCCAGGGTTTTAATGCCCTGCGCCATCGGGGTGCTATTCGGGATGATTTCCCGGTCAATCGCCCAGTTGATCACGCCGCGTTCCAGTTCGGTGTAACGTTCCATATTCGCCTTACTACTCGGTGAAACTTTCCATCCCGCTTGTACTCGACAATTGCCGGCGGTGTCGAGCGCGACAGCACCTGCGCCAGTTCGGTCAGGTCGTCGATCTCGAACACGTCAGCGCCTGCCGAGCGAGCCAGTATAGCGACTGTCTCGACCGCTTTGCGTCCGGCATATCCCTCATGCCGAACGGGCATGTACTCACGCACCGGGTAATTAGTCAGCCCGGAATAGTAGCTGATGCGCAGCATCTCAATACCGCTGGTGCGCGATATATGCTTGTCCCAGCGCCAGTCGGTGACGCGCATCTGAAACGGCGCGATGCGCATGATGTCGTCGTCGTGCAGTTTCGGCTTTGGCTTTGGTGGTGGCGGGAATTCGTACCCGCAGGCAATGCAGTGCATTACCGACAAGTGAATCAGCTCGTTGCATTCCGGGCAGGCCTTCAGCGGCGCTTCGCCTTGACCAGCCTTGCCCGGCGGGCGCACGTCGGTTATCGGGCCGTGGGCTTTCACGGCACCAGCGAAGTCGAGCACCAAGCAGTCGGACTTGCCTTCAGCCATGCGCATGCCGCGACCAACCATCTGCACGTACAAACCGGGCGAGGCGGTGGGGCGCAGCAGTGCGATCAGGTCGATGCCGGGCACGTCGACACCAGTCGTTAAACAATTCGCATTCGTCAGAGCGCGCAGGCGTCCTGCTCGGAAGTCACTTAGTAATGACTCGCGAGTTGCCTTAGGCGTCTCGCCGGTGATTGTCTCTGCGCTGATACCGCGATCACGTAGCCGCGAGGCTACAGCGTAGGAGTGATCGACGCCTGAGCAGAAGATTAACCAGCTGCGCCTGTCGCGGCCACGGTTGATGATTTCATCCACCACCTCGACATTCTGGCCGTCCGTATTTATGCGCTCGGCCAGCTCTTTCTCGATGTAGTCGCCACCGCGTTTGTGTAGCCCGTCCAGCTCGTACCTGTGGTCCGTCATCTTAGAGCGCAGCGGTGACAGGTACTGAGCCTGCACCAGATCCAACACGCTGGTAGGCTCGATCAAGTCGGAAAAGATCGCCGGTTCGTCAGTGATCGACCCGTAGCCGAGGCGGTAAGGAGTTGCCGTAAGACCTACAACGCGCAGGGCCGGATTGATCTCCTTCAACTCGGCAAGGAGCTTTCGGTAGCTTCCGGTATCGTGGTGGCTGACGAGGTGGCATTCGTCAATCATGACGATATCGACGTGACCGATCGTCTTGGCCTGGCGCCTCACCGACTGGATGCCAGCGAAGGTAATCTGATCCAGATCCTTGCGCCCAACGCTGGCCGAATAGATGCCGAGCGGCGCGTCCGGCCAGACGCCGAGTAGTTTCTCGGCGTTCTGTTCAATCAGCTCTTTCTGGTGCGTCAACATCAGCACCCGCGTCTCGGGCCAAGTGGTCAGCATGTCGTGGCAGAGGTGCGCGATGATGTGACTTTTGCCAGACCCCGTTGGGAGGACCAAACACGGGTTGCCGGTTGGATTGCGCTCGAACCAAGCGTATAGCTGGGTAATGGCTTTGTGTTGGTAGGGTCTCAGCATCACTTCAAATCCGTAGGGTTTTCAGATGACACAAGCGTTGCTCTGTATTGATCCATTTTTTTTCCGCGCACAAACTGTGAAACGATTCCTGTTTGTTTGTGCTTACGCCATAAAGATGCGTCTGTTTTTCCGATTGCAGGTTCTATCGCAAGCGTCTCAAATAATTCTGGCCGCAACCATTTTCGCCAAACGTTGATTGTTCGCATGCGTCTGACTCCGCCTGTCTGGTGTGCGATGCAGACATATCCTAGAGCAGACCAAAAATGGTTTGCGTCTAAGTCAAATCCACAACGCAGAGTGATGGTTGTGGCTTTCCCCTCTATAGCGTATTCCTCCATAACTGCGGCAATCATCGCTCCGTATAATCGGCGCCGTGCGTCATATTGAATGCAAACTTGATGCAACTTAACATCTCTGTGATTTTGTGCTCCTGCGTACAAGTAACCGCACGGCTGGTTGTTCAACAGACCAAGAAATAAACGACCTTTTTGGGCTTCTCTTTCAAATACAGACATTGGGTAAAAACTGAGCGCTTCTGCGTTCTTTTTTTGCAGCATGTCAATGTATTTCAGAAGGTCTGGATGTTGCGAGACCACAACAAAATCGTGCGAAGTGTTCATCCTACAACCCTCCCGCCCATCTCCTCCCGGAACGCCTGCCCCAACCCCACCGCGCATGCAGGCGCATTCGCTATCAGCTCCGTTGACGCGTAGCCGTTCGGGCCGTTCATCACCGGAACTCCGGCAATGACGTATAGCGCATCGAACTCGTCGTCGCTTTGGCGAAACGGCCACGGCACCAAGTCGGGGTGCAGTACGTGGCTGTCGCAGCCTTTGCGCTGGTGACCGACAGGGATGTCGTCCTCCCACCTGTTGCAGTGCCATTGCTCTTGGACGGCACTATGCGCGCAGGTGCGGCAGTTCACTTCCTTGGTAAGCTTGGTCGTGTGGCAGAATTCGTGCGCGTCGCAGAACCTGCACTGATACCAGCTGGGGTCGGTGCTGATGGGCGCAGGCATCGTCTCGGACGCAACAATGCGCAGGGCTTTATCACGCAGGGCTTCGGCAGCCGCTTTATCAAGCGACACGCGCTCGGTGTAGTAGCGGTCGTCGTCTTTGCATACAGCCACGTATAGCGCTCGGTCGATGCCGGTGCCAAGCATGTACAACTGCATCTGGGCGTAGTGCATCGGCTGCGCCTTCTGCACGCCCTCTTTTTCCAGCTTCGAGAAATTCTTGGCGTTGGTGGTTTTGAACTCAGCGATATGCCGCTTGCCCTCAGCCCCAGGCACACCGCGCTCGATGATGCCGTCAACGGACCCGCCTACGTGCGGGCCGAAAGAGATGCGCTTCTGTGATGCGCCGGTGTGTCTTATATCAATACCGATATGTTCGAGATCACTCGCGATGATGCGTTCCTCACGATTCCCGCGCCGAAAGATCCTAAGCGTGCGACCCGAAAAGCTCGGCCGTACTGCCCAGCGGAACGACAGCCACAACCAGCGCTCGCAGGCGTGGCCGATCTGGCTGCAGCCAAGGTGCGAGCGGGGGGTGTTGTCAGAGTTTTCGACCATGACCTGGTCGATCATGCTTTCGATGGTGTGTAGTGGTGGGAGGATCTTAGCCATTTTTTTGCCTTTGCTTTTTTATTTCAATATACTTTTCGTATGCTTTTGATTTTGGTTGCGTCAAACCCAATCCTTTGCACCACCAGTCATTTCTAAGCAATACTTTGCACATGCGGCGCCAAGATGGTGCCCAATACTTTTTTTCAAGTTCGCGCGGAGCGTAATCTGGAAAGCCGTTTCTATAGCCACGCTTGTGCCATCCTAGAATCCAATCGTTAAACCTTTCAACGTAATGGTCTCGCGTCACCTTTGGCATTGTTGACAAAAGAAGTTGGCAAAATGATCTCCACGTATGACCTGGGGGCAACGTTACGCGGTTATACCCAGTAACATTGCCTGTTTCCTCAATATAGAGCGCGCCAGAGTTTGCTCCGTTTACCCTTGCCACAACGCGGCCCCATGTTTCCGGTTCTATAAGGTGATACAGCCAAAGGCCTCGCCGCTGATCGTCTCCGTATGGCTGGCAAAGACGCATCTGATGCAGTGAAACCCCAGCAAGCTGCATCCGGTCATATACCTGATTGTGTGGCTTATCAGAAAATGCGGCGTGGTATTTCCATATGTCAGTCACATGCCAGTCATATATTGGATAGACGTTGTACACTGATTCGGCAACTTTCGTTGTCCACCGCTTGTTAACGTGCGTCTCCTTTTCCCATACGGCGACGGTGCGAAACCGATTAAGGCTCTCGTCTGCGCGAATGCCGATAAACGCCGCAGTTTCTCGGCCTTTGCCGTACCAGTCGGCAAAAAGCCCTATGAATTCCTCAAACTCCATCATCGGCTGAAAAAAATCGAAGTATTCTGGGTCGCTGATTACATGATCCAGCTTTGGAATTTCCCTAACCCAATCTGATCGCTTTTCGGGGTCCCAGGCACACCAAACCGGCTCGTAATTGCTTACGGCGTTCCTCAGTTTTATCGGCAGGCACACCCAATATGGATCTATGTGATCGCGGTACAGCTCAAACATTTCTTCCGCGTGCTTGATCGTCAGGTTGTATTGAGCTTCTAAATCAATCAATAGAACGCCAACTTTTTTGCCACGCTTGATTGCTTCATCCATGACTAGATGAAGCATCACGCTGGAATCCTTCCCGGCACTAAAGGAAACGTAAACAGCCTCAAAGTGATCGAACGTGTAACTAATCCTTTGGCGCGCAGCGGTCAAAACGTCAACGCCAATTCGTTTTTTTACAGAAGCCATTAATACAACTCCGCCTTTGTCCTGCCACCAGCGGAATCGTAGTCAACTAGATCCCTTCCGTTCGCAAACAGCCATTTGTTCAGATATTCCAGCGCAAGATTGTCTGCCGTGTTTTTTTGTTCATCGGAAAGCCGATGGTATCCGCCGCGACACATTGACGGGATTCCCAGCGCATAACAGACCGATGCTTGACCAAGCCATGCAATCCGGTTCATGCGATCATTTGTTAAATAGTGCTCGCACGAATACTTCCACTTTGTAATCACGTCATGCAAGGCTGCGCCAAATGCGTCTAGATCAGACAAAAACGCTTGGTATTTTTCTTCGCCTTCTTCTTGCGTCATTTCAGTTAGGCGCTCGGCGTAAAAACCGGCTTTGTAGCATTCCCAGCGCTCCCAGGTGTGGAATATCCGCCCCTTGTCGTCTTGCTCAAATCCAGCAATTATGTCGCTGATAATTTCTCCAGCAATTGAGTCATCACGATCAACTTCCCAGGCTTCGGAAAAATCTTGATTTTTGAATGCGTCCGCCAATCCTGTTATTTGCCGAAGCCTTAGCACTTCGTCTGCGTCCATGCCGAGGTTTTTGGCAATCTTTTCGTCAGACCAGTTGCGCCTAGTAAGCTCAATCACAATATCTGACATCGCATCGACTTTGTGTTTTCCTCTGGCCCGATTGTGCCGAATAGTTGACGCTATCCGATCGCTTTTGTCTGACTGTGATTCCTTGATCGAAACAACCGGGAGATACCCTCCAACTCTAGCGCGTACTTCGCCGTTTTCTTTTCCAACACGGTTACGGTGAAAACCGTCTACAACCTCGCGGCCTTGATCTGTCGGATACGTGACGATTGGCTGAGTGTATCCATCACTAAGAATTGAATGCGCCAGCAATTCCATTTCAGGGGGTGCCACGCTGTTTGGGTTGTAGTCGTTGGCATATACTTGATCTGATTTAACCCATCTAACGAAATCAACCGGTTCATTTTTGAACGGCGATATTTCGTGAATTTTTTCGCGTATGTCATTGATTGCTTTTATTTTGTTTTCAAGATCAAGCGAATCAATGTAATTTATTACTTCCTGGATCATCTTTTGTGGGGCCGTTTCCGGCCCCGCCTCCTTGCTGTTTTAACGCTTCGCAGCCCACGGCGGCGACTTTTTAGCCGCGCTTGGCGCAACCGCCGCGACCGGCGGGGCGTTTTCGCTGGGCTTGTAGCCGCGAATCTCGTTCTGCGCGGCGTACTGGTCATTCGCCGGACGGATGTCCAGCTTGATCATGAGCGACGCGCCCACCAGCTGGTCGGTGTCCTCAAGGCGCTGCAGCCCTACTGCGCGCAGGACCTCTCCCATCTGCTGGCGGCCGATTTCCTCGGCTTTAACCGACTTGTTGCGCACGTTCAGGTTGCCGAACACGATGCGACCTTCATGCGCCGGGCCGTCGATCCGCCAGCGGATCTTGATGTATTGCCCTGTGCCGTCCTTCGTCGGACGAGCGTCTGCTTCCTGAATGGTCGCGGTATACCAGCCCGGCGGCACCGGGTCGTAGGACGACTCCCGAACCGGGAGGTCGTTGAGGTCGATTGCCATATCAAGTCGTGCCATTTTTTATTGCTCCTTCGTTTCGATTGTGTAAGACGGCCTGCCAGGCTTGGCCGTGATCGCCGGGGAAAGAAGTCTGGTCGTCGTTTCGGGATACGACTTCCACATGTTCATGTTGATTTCGGGCTTCCAGCGGAACAGCCGCGAAAGCTCATCCGTCAGGTCGTGCTCCGCCGCCAGTTCCTGCACCTTGTCTGCATCGACCTTGCGGTCGATCCGTCCAGTGACCTTTACGGTGTAGCCGTCCACATTAGGACGCTGCGTTCCGTCTAGCGTCTCGGCGATCTCCAAGCGCCGGGTCAGTTCGTCCTCGATCTCTCGGCGGTGGTCGGTCGCCGCCTTCTCTGTTGCTTTGCATTCGATCCAATCTGAACAAAGTTCCGATGTCGACATATTGTTAAATTTCACAGCTCGCCTCCGATCTTCTTGATCAGTGCCCCAAGATCCGGCTCTTCCCACATATCGAGCGCGCCGCTTCGGTCCTTCGCAAGCCACGCGCCGTCAGGCTGGCACTGCAGCACGCGGACGGGGTTGCCGTCTGCGTCCTTCTCGACGCGCAGAGCCAATACCTCGTCGAAAAAGTACGGCAACATCTGCCCGGTTTTATTTCCGGGCATCGAGGGCGCGTAGAGGATCTTGCCCATCTCGTCCTGACTTTTGTCCAGCTTCGCGCTCATATAGACGTGCTTGCCGGGCAGGTCGCGGAAGGCGCGAATAAGATCCGCCATCTGTTCCTGCATGGCGCCGTATGCTTGTCTCGGGTCTTTTGTCGCTTTCTTCTCGCTGTTTAAGACAACCTCAGCGATCTCGCTGATGCTGTCGAGCGCGACGGACTGATAGACCTTCGCCTCGTCGCTGCCGACGAGCCAAGCGTAGGCTTCGTGCAGGTCGGCCATGGTCGCGATCTCAATGAATGGCAGGTCAGCATCCCGGATCGATAAGAGGCCTCCTTCTGACGATAGGATGATTGGGTCGGGAAGTGTCGGTATAAGTGAAGTTTTACCGACGCCTGCGGCGCCGTAGCCCAGAAACTTTTGGCCCTGGTCGGCGATTGAGTTGGTTCGTTGGAGTTTCATAGGGCGGCCCCTCCGTTTTGGTGATCGCCGTCGATTGCGGCTACATGGTCCTTAAGCCAGAGGTATCCTCTGGCATCCTTGACGAGATCGCCCTCGACCCAGACGCCGGCCTTGCGCCAGATGCGCCCATTCGCGTCCAGCAGTTGGACGCCGACCGCGCCGTCAGTTATTAACTGACGCCCCTGCCACTCACGCCTTTCAGTCGAGTCAAAAGACTCAACCGTGAACGGCGCTGGAGCGTCGCGGAATTCCCGCTCCGCTCCGAACTCCCACCAAAAGTCGCACTCGCCATACGGCAGTGCGGCCCGCTCAAAATCGGCAACGGCGGAGGTAAGGAATTTGTGCATCATTTCGTTTCTCCTTCAGCCCCTTCGGCGATTCCGTTCGGGCATGTGGACAATGTACGGTTATCCGGTTAGGATGTCAACACCGTTTGAAAAAGAAACTGGAAAATGACGACGAAAGAGGCGATTGCATACTTCGGCAGCATCAAGGCGCTGGCGGACGAGCTGAAGGTCTGGCCGCAGACCATTTACCAGTGGGGTGACCACCCGCCGATGGGCAGGCAGTACGAGCTGGAGCTTAAAACCAAGGGTGAGTTGAAGGCAGATGCAGATGACGATCAGCAGGCTTGACGCCGCGCTTTGGTATGCGTCAGTCGGCTGGCATGTTCTGCCAGTGCAGCCAAACAGCAAGCTGCCAGCGACTCAACACGGCGTGCACGATGCGACGACAGACACGAAGCAAATTGAACGCTGGTGGCGAGAGAACCCGGACTACAACGTTGCGATTGCTGCTGGCGAGATCAGCGGCATCGTTGTTTTCGACATTGACCCGCGGAATGGCGGGCGCGAAGGCTGGGACGACTGGCTTGAGCGCGTAGGCGATTCGCTCGACGGGCCGGTACAGCTGACGGCAGGTGGTGGCGAACACCGACTTGCGCTATGGGAGCCAGGCCTGCGATCGTCAAAGCTGGCGCAGGGTGTCGACTTCCTGTCAGACGGGCGCTACTTCATCGCTTATCCGTCGGAGATCGGCGGAAAATCATACGAGTGGGAAGGCTCCAGCGATCCCATGGAAGGCGTCGCGGTCATGCCTGTTCCGACCCGCTGGGTCGGCGCAATGTCGGAGCGAAAGCGATCGGTGGCTGTCGACGGCGGGTTGATAACCGGCAACCGAAACGCCGGACTGACATCGCTTGCCGGGTCGATGCGCTACCACGGCATGACCGAGGCCGAGATTCTGGCCGCGCTAAATGTCGCAAATGAGACTCGCTGCGACGTGCCGCTTCCTGCGAGTGAGATTGCGCAGATCGCGCGCTCGGTGGCTCGATACGAACCAGAAGAGGACAAGGCCGCCAGCGTCGCGCTCGGCACCGCAGTCGCCGAGGAGCTGCTGCGCAACCAGACAAAAGACCGCTGGCTACACAACGCGGATGACTTCAGCCAACAGCCCGCGCCCATCAAGTGGCTGGTGAAGGGCTGGATTCAGGCCGATGCCATGATCATGGTCCACGGACCAAGTGGGTCCGGCAAGACGTTTCAAGTTCTCGACTGGGTGGCGCGCATCGCGTCAGGCCAGCCAGAATGGCTCGGAAAGAAGGTCCGGCAGGGCGGTGTTGTCTACCTCGCTGGCGAAGGTCACGTCGGCCTACGGGCGCGCCTGGCGGCGTGGAAGCACCTGCACGGCGTCGAGCGAATCGGCGACATGTGGATATCCGACAGCGGCTGCGACTTGAATACGCCGAGCGGCTACATCAAGGCGGTCGAGCATATTCGACTGCTCGAAAGCCCGCCGCGCGTCATCGTTGTTGATACCCTGCACCGATTCCTTGCAGGCGACGAGAACTCTGCCCAAGACGCCAAGACCATGCTGGACGCCTGCGCCGGGCTGATGCGCGAGTTCGACTGCACTGTGATACTGGTCCACCATACCGGCGTAAGCGAGGAAGCACAGCATCGCGCCAGAGGCTCCAGCGCGTGGCGTGGCGCGCTTGATGTCGAGATATCAGTGGTGCCGGGCGAGGTGATTCAGCTCATCCAGCGGAAGAGCAAAGACGCCGAAATACCGGAACCCGTGAACGTTCGGATACAGGGCGTGCAGATACCAGGCTGGGTCGATGAGGACGGAGAACCCGTCACCAGCGGGGTTATGGTCGAGGCTGATACCGCCGCGATGAACGTAAACAGCAAGCTTGCGCAGCATCGAAACCAGTTCGAGTCGGCCTGGGAATCAAGCGGCAAAGATGTTCGGATGAATTTGCCGTATTTATCTCGGGACGATTTAATTCAATATCTAATTGATGACAAGGGCATCAAGGAGGCGTCGGCCAAGATCTACGTGAAGCCCAACCAAAAGGGTCGCATAATATGCGAGTTAATATCTAATAATATCATTGAAGTATATGGTTCCGGCTGGTTAGTTGTCGATGAGGTGCACAGTAGTGCTATGCTGGCGCTGCGGAACAAAACGGAACAATAGGGGAACAGTTCCGTTTTGTTCCCCGGGATAAGGGTACATGCAGGGGAACAAACAGGAACAACAACACTAAGTGTTGTTCCTTTGTTCCAGCATGTATCGGCAAGTTTGTAGCATTGAAGCGGTACAGACGCGGAAAGGAGTAAGATTGTGCAAGATGCCAACTCCCGCCAGCTCGGCGGGACTCACTACATGGATCGAGCCATGCAGCCGTGGGATTATATAGCGGCTAATAACTTAGGGTTTTTTGAGGGTAATGTCGTAAAATACGTCACGCGCTGGAAGGACAAAGGCGGCGTCGCCGACTTGGAGAAGGCGAGGCATTATTTGGATAAATTGATTGAGATTGTCGGTAATGAGACCAAAGGCTAGAAAATACGACCGCGAAAAAGTTTGCGCAGATATTTTCGCCGACATGAGAAACGGCCTTAGCGCGCTAAAGGCGTGCAAGAAAAACGGGGTTCCTCAAAGCTGTTTGAACGATTGGCTGAATCAGGATCCACAACTTGCCGCAGAATACGCGCGAGCTAGAGAAGAGCTTCACGACTTCATCGCCGGAGAGATCCTTCAGATCGCCGACCAACCGCCGCCTTTGACGCCAGACGGCAAGGTCGACAACGGCGCAGTGCAGGCGATGCGCTTGCAGGTCGATACCCGCAAGTGGCTACTGTCCAAGCTGGCCCCGAAACGCTACGGCGAGCGGGTGGCGCTGGCGGCTGATGAGGAGTCGCCGCTTCAGGTCGGCATCAACGTGAACTTCGTAAAGCCCAATGGCTGAAGCTAACTTGCCCGACTGGGCCGAAGTTCTTTTTGACGAGTCGGCGCGATACATCGCCGTGCGCGGCGGGCGTGGTTCCGGCAAGAGCCGGTCGGTCGCCACCGCATTAGTGCTCAGGGCCGCACAGAAGCCTCTACGGGTGCTTTGCGCTCGGGAGATACAGAAGAGTATCAGGGACTCGGTAAAACGCCTCCTAGACGACGAGATTGCGCGCTGCGGGCTAGGGAAGTTCTTCGTCTCAACGGATACAGAGATCAGAGGCAAGAACGGCAGCTTGTTCCTGTTCGCCGGGTTGAGAACAAACGTCGACTCGGTGAAGTCGATGGAAGGCATCGAGGTCTGCTGGATCGAAGAAGCGCAGACGGTCAGCCAGTCGAGTCTTGATACTTTGATCCCGACCATCCGACAGGAAGGCAGCCAAATCTGGCTAACTTGGAATCCGAAATACGAAACCGATCCGGTCGAGGTGATGTTCTCAGGCTCGACGCTGCCGCCTTCAACGCGGCTGGTGACTGTCAACTACGACTCGAACCCATGGTTCCCCGAAGTCCTGCGCGCCGAGATGGAGTACGACCGCGCCCGCGACCCGGAAAAGTACCAGCACGTCTGGCGCGGCGCTTACCTGACGAATTCAGAGGCGCGCGTGTTCCGAAACTGGAAGGTCGAGGAGTTCGAAGCTCCCAAGGACGCGATTCACAGGCTCGGCGCCGACTGGGGCTTTGCGGTCGACCCGACTGTATTGGTTCGCTGTCACTTGGTCGGTCGGACTCTGTACGTCGACCACGAGGCCTACGCGCTGGGCTGCGACATAACAGCAACGCCGGACCTGTTCATGTCGGTGCCGGAGGCCGAGAAGTGGCCGATGGTGGCCGATAGCTCGCGGCCCGAGACAATCAGCCACATGCGAAAGCATGGCTTCCCGCGAATCACTGCGGCGGTGAAGGGCGCGAACAGTGTCTTTGAGGGCATCGAGTGGCTGAAATCCTACGATATCGTCGTTCACCCGCGCTGCCAGCACGTCATTGATGAGCTGTCGCTCTACAGTTACAAGACGGACACCTTGACAGGAGCCGTGCTTCCTGTTCTGCAGGACAGAGACAATCACTGTATCGATGCGTTACGATATGCGCTTGAAGGCGTCCGCAGGGCGCAGGCTGCGCGGCCAGTCGCCGAGGTGACGCCGCTAGCCGTGGCGAATCGCTGGAGATAGCATGGCTCGAATCAGTAAAGAACAACGACTGCTTGACGTACACGAGGAGGCGCTGAGCCGCTTCGACGATATCCAGTCTGCGCTTCGCGACGAGCGGCTGCAGTGCCTGCAGGATCGACGGTTCTACTCTCTCAGCGGCGCGCAGTGGGAAGGCCCGCTCGGCTACCAGTTCGAGAACAAACCGCGCTTTGAAGTCAATAAGATTCACCTTGCGGTGATCCGCATCATCAACGAGTACCGCAACAGCCGCGTCACGGTGGACTTCATCGCCAAAGACGGCGCGACGAATGAGAAGCTGGCCGAGACATGCGACATGCTGTTCCGCGCCGACGAGCAGGATTCGACGGCTGATGAGGCTTACGACAACGCCTTTGAGGAAGCGGTGGCCGGTGGCTTCGGCGCCTGGCGGCTGCGCTCTTGCTACGAAGACGAGTACGACCCAGAGAACGAACACCAGCGCATCAAGATCGAGCCTATCTTCGACGCTGATAGTTCAGTCTTCTTCGATCTCGACGCCAAGCGCCAGGACAAAGCCGACGCGCGGTACTGCTACGTCGTGCATTCCGTCACGCGCGAGGCGTACAAAGAGGAGTGGGGCGACGACCCGTCCGACTGGCCGAAGCTGGTGCAGCAGGTCGAGTTCGACTGGGACACGCCGGACGTGGTGTATCTGGCTGAATACTACCGCGTGGAAGAGGCGTCCGAGCTGATTCGGACCTTCCGCAACATCGACGACAGCGAGGAAAAGTACTCTCAAAGCGACTTCGAGGCCGACGAAGAGCTTGAGGAAACGCTAGCGGCAATCGGTGCGGTTGAGGTCAAGCAGCGGCGCATCAAGCGGCGTCGTGTGAGAAAGTACATTCTCTCAGGCGGAAAGATCCTCGAGGACTGCGGTTACATCCCCGGCACCTGCATTCCGGTCGTTCCGGTCTACGGGAAGCGCTGGTTCGTCGATAACGTCGAGCGCTGCATGGGTCACGTGCGTTTGGCGAAAGACGCGCAGCGCCTCAAAAACATGCAACTGTCCAAGCTCGGCGAGATTAGCGCGCTGTCGTCTGTCGAGAAGCCGATCATGGTGCCGGAGCAGGTGGCCGGGCACCAGGTGATGTGGGCTGAGGATAATATCAAGAATTATCCCTATTTGTTGGTCAACCCGATCAATTCAACTGACGGAACCCAGCAGTTCGCTGGCCCGCTGGCCTACACGCGCTCGCCTGCAATCCCGCCTGCTTTGGCAGGGCTGCTTCAGCTCACAGAGCAGGACATGGCCGATATCTTGGGGAACCAAGGCGAGGCCGACAAGATTGTTAGCAATATCAGCGGCAAGGCCGTTGAGATGATCCAGCAGCGTCTGGACGGCCAGACGTTTATCTACATGAGCAATTTTGCCAAAGCGATGAAGCGCTGTGGCGAGATCTGGCTCGCGATGGCGCAGGAGATTTACGTCGAAGAAGGCCGGAAAATGAAGGGCGTGGCGGTCACCGGCGACACGCAGCCGCTGGTGCTCATGCGTCCGAAGGTGGATGAGGAGACGGGGCGCATCGAGTTCGAGCACGATCTCTCCGACGCCAAGTTCGACGTGGTTGCTGATGTCGGCCCAAGCAGCGCCAGCAAGAAGAGCGCAGCCGTGCGCGCGCTGACAGGCATGATGCAGATTACGAGCGACCCAGAGACGCAGATGGTGCTTCAGGCTTTGGCACTCATGAACATGGAGGCCGAAGGACTCGGCGACGTTCAGGACTTCTTCCGCAAGCGCCTGGTCGGCATGGGCGTGGTCAAGCCGACCGAGGAAGAGCTAGCCGAGATGGAGCTGGCCGCAGGCCAAGGCCAGCCGCAGGATCCGAATGCGATCTACCTGCAAGCCGCAGCGGAGGAAGCCGTCGCCAAGGCCGAGAAGGCCCGCGCGGATGTGATCGACACGATTGCGGATGCGGAACTGAAGCAAGCGAAAACGGCAGAGGTGCTGGCGGGCATTGGCGTCGAACCCGTGGCTGCGTCCGCCTCCCCTCCCTCGGCCACGCCTGGCGCCCCGGCCAGCACTTCTGCCGCCTCGCCTGCTCCCAACGTGCTCGACGAGATCGAGACCGAGAAGAAGCTTCTTCAGCTCGAGCAGCTGCGCCTCGAGACCTCGCTCAAGTTCCGCGAGGCGCAGGCGAAAGAGGACGAGAAGGAGCAGCTCGAGAAGCTGCGCCAGGCCGAGCTGTCAGTTCAGGACGCAGCCGAGCAGTTGGTTACGGCGAGTCAGGACATCAAAGCCACAATCGACGCGCTGATTCGATCCAACGAATCGACAGCGAAGGACGCCATCGAGGCGATCAAGCGTCCGAAACGCATCATCAGAGAAAAGGGCCGCATCGTCGGCGTGGAGTAAACAATGACGCTTCAGTATTCCGTAACTGTTCGCAACGCCAAGCTCGATGCGGTCGAGACTGCCATCGGCGCTTCGGCTGTGCTCAAGATCCGCAGCGGCTCGGTTCCTGCCAACTGCGCGGCGGCAGACAGCGGCACGGTTCTGGCAACAATCAACCTGCCGTCAGACTGGATGGACGCCGCCACCGGCGGCACTAAGTCGAAGGCGGGAACCTGGACGGATGCGTCTGCGGATGCATCCGGAACTGCCGCACACTTCCGGTTATATGCATCCGACGGCACCACCTGTCACGCGCAGGGCACCGTCGGGACCAGCGCAACGGACATGATTGTTGACAGCGTGAGCTTTACGAGCGGGCAGTCTTTCACTGTGACCGCGTTCACCCTGACGGCGGGTAATGCGTGATGGATGTCTTTTTGATCAAAGACGGAAAGGTAGACAACTGCATCTGTGCGGACAGCGTAGAACGCGCGCAGAGGTTTTACCCCGACCACATCTGCATCGAGCGCACGGACGCACTGCGCGGCTATGGCCCGGGCGATCTGTACGACGGGCAGAACTTCTCGAAAGCGCCATACGTACATGTAATCCTCCCGGTCAGCCGACTGGAATTCCTGCGTCGCTTTACGCCTGAGCAGCGCATCGCCATCCGGGCATCGACCGACCCGGTAATCATTGACGCACACGAGCTGCTCGACATTGCCACCGAGATCGCTGCTGACGACCCAGACACGATCCGATATGTGCGCTATCTGCAACAGCAGGGCTTCATTTCGGCAGCAGATGCCGACCGCATTCTGGAGGTAGATCAGTGAGCCTCGGCGGACCTGTACTGCGTCAGCATGTAGTCGAGTTCATCGATGGGACCGGCATCAAGACCGATGGCGTGGTTGACACGTCAGACACCGCTTCGCCATTTAGCTGGACTGTGCCTGCTGGTGTGACAAAACTTTTTGTAACTGGGTGTGGTGGCGGTGCTGGTGGAAATGGCGGAAGTGCTAACGCAACCGCCGCTGCAGGTGGCGGTGGTGGCGGCGCAGGAATGTGCGTTATAAATCTTCCGGTTGATGTTGTTGCAGGAACAAACCTGACAATTGCCATTGGCGCGGCAAGTAACGGCAGTGCTGCGTCTAACAACGTTGCGGCAGGAGGAAGCACCACTATTTCTCCTGTGTCTGTTGCTCTTTTTAACATTAACAGTACAACATTTGAAATTTTAGGCGCTGGTGGGTCTTTTGGTATGTCTGGTGGCGCAGTTAATGGCGGCTCTGGAGGTGAGGGCGGAAGATTTAACCTTAACAACGGCGGTGGCAGCGCATCCAATACATCTCCCGGCCCCGGCGGAAATTCTTTAACACTCCTATTTGATCCATACTGCTTTACCCGAGGCGGCGCTGGCGGCGGGGGGTACAACACGACAGGAGGTTCGTCAGCGGGGGGTAATGGTGGCGGCGCTGGGTCTAATACTTTTGGTAACTGGATGGATCAAGGCGGAGTAACTGCTGCGGTCGGCGGAACTGGCGGGCAAAACGGAACACGCAGTTCTGGTGGTGGCGGAGCTGGCGCTTCTAGTTTCTTTGGAAACGGAGGAAATGGAGGCGGTAATGCCGCAAGTTCAAGCCAAGACGGAAGCAACGCTACAGGGTATGGAGCTGGCGGCGGTGGTGGCGGTGGTGGCGGTTCTGGCGGAAATGGATCAAAAGGATATATTCGATTTGTCTATTGGAGCATTGACTAAATGCTAGGCGGGCCAGTTATAAAGCAACACATTGTAGAATTCATCCGCGGAACCGGCATCAATATAGACGGAATACTAGATAGCACAAGCGCTAACGGTCCGTGGACGTGGACTGTTCCCCTCGGAGTTGCGCAGATTTTTGCAACTGGTTGCGGAGCAGGATCTGGCGGCACAGGCGGTACAAATGCAACAAACAGTGGTGGCGGTGGTGGTGGCGGAACTGGCTTATGTTGTATTGATTTTCCTGTTGAGGTTGTTCAAAACACCTCTTTGACAGTAACAGTAGGGGCAAAAGGCACAGGCGGAACACCAACAACCGCCGCAACAGCGGGCGGAGATACGACGATTGATGGCGTTGTCACGCCAATCATGACCGACACCGGATCGACTATAAAATTCTTGGGCGGCGCTGACGGCACTACAACAACAAGCAGCGCGGGAGTGGCTGGGCTGTCTGGTGGTAAAGTTATTGCTGGTGGAAGCGGTGGCGCATCAGCAGCATCGCCAGCGAGTGGAAGTCAAAATGGCACATTAACTGCATTTCGGATTTTTGCGACAAGCGGTTCTGGTGGCGGTGGAGCCAGCACGTCCGGAAGCACCAACGGGGCCGCTGGCGGCGGAATTGGAAATGGTCGGTTGATTTTTTGGACTAGCCGATCCGACCCAGCAGGAACAAATCCAGTCGGAGGGTCCGGCAATAATACTGGTTCTTCTTCGCGTGGCGGCGGCGGGTGCGGTGGCTCCAGCCCGTTCGGCGAAGGAGGCAACGGAGGCAACGGCGGAGTCAATGGAGCCAACGCAACCGGCTATGGGGCTGGAGGTGGCGGGGGTGGCGGTGGAGCAAACGGAGGGGACGGTTCAGATGGATATTTACGGATTACATACTGGAGCGCTGACTGATGGCAATTTCTGAAGCATTTAACGGCAGCGCCTCGATCAGTACAACTGAGTATGATTTGCCTAGTGCAAGCACGACTGTCTCCGCGCAGACGACTGACGGGATCTACCAGCTTTTTCTGGATCTTAATGCACTGACCTCGACCGAACAGTACACGCTCAAAATCTACGAGAAGGTTCAATCAAGCAGCACGCAGCGCGTGGTGCAGGAAGTTGTATTCGCTGGGGCGCAGTCTGAACCTGTTTACGTCACGCCTGCGATCCTGTTCCTTCATGGCTGGACGTTCACCCTGACGAAGAATTTCGGTACTGACCGCACCATCAACTGGTCCATCCGGTCGGTTGCCTAATAAATGATCTGGTGGGGGCCGTTACTTCAGGGCGGGGCAGAGCTACAGTCTGCAGCCGGCGCCATCACCGGAACCCTCAACGTCACCGAGGCCGATGACACTCTAGCCAGCACTGGCGCGCTAGCGATTGCGGGCAGCCTAGCGGCCACCGAAGAAGGCGACAGCCTAGCCTCTACCGGAATCCTACCGCTCACAGGCTCTCTGACCGTAACCGAAGAAGGCGACACGCTCGCCTCGACCGGAACCCTGCCGATCACCGGTAGCCTCAGCGTCACCGAGGAAGACGACGCCCTAGCATCCACCGGCGCGCTGGCTATCACTGGCAGCTTGTCTGTCACCGAAGACGGCGACACACTTGCGTCAAGCGGCACCTCCGGCGCGACGGGCAGCCTCAACGTCACCGAGGAAGGCGACACGCTTGACTCCACCGCGACCATTACCCAGTTGGTGGGCGGCGGTGGCATTGGCAAGCAAAAGCGCCAACGCGGCTGGGCGAACGAGCGCGCCAGGCTTGAGGCGTCGCTGAAGACTGAAACCGCAGCGCAGGAAGTCAAGACTGCCACCAAGATCCTGCGCGCGTCCGACTCTGAATCCGCCCGACGGGTGGCCGAGCTGGTGCGCGAATACGAATCTGCCCGCGCTACGCTCGAACAGCTCCGCACCGAGGTCGAGCGTCTTCGGGTCGAGACAGAAACCTCCGAGCGCCTGCGCGATGAGGTCGAGACTGCGGCCAAGGTTGTCGAGATATTCGCGCAGGAGGAGGCCGAGCTGCTTGAGATCCTCGACATCATCGACGAGATGGAGTCAAGAGCGTTGCTGGTTGCACTTGGCATCGCTGCGTAATATCAATTAATATTGATTCATGGTTTCCGCCAACCAACCAGGCGAGTATATGGATATCGAAAACACGGCAGAAGAGGTCGAACTCGAACCAGAAGCGCCAGAGACCGAGACGGTCGAGGATGTGGAAGAGGAAGAGGTAGTCGTCTCGATTGGTGAGGAGTCGCCACCTCACGAGGAAGAATCGCAGCCCGCGCCACAGTGGGTTAAGGAGCTGCGCAAGAGCCACCGCGAGCAGCAGCGTCTGATTCGAGAGCTTGAAGCCAAGCTGTCCACTGCGGAGCCGAAACGGCCGCCGCTTGGGAATAAGCCGAAGCTCGAGGACTTCGATTACGACACTGACAAGTTTGAGGGCGCTCTCGAAAGCTGGTACGAGCGAAAGCGTGCAGTCGATGCCGAATCGGCGAAAGCCAAGGCGGCAGAGGAAGAAGCAGCACGTTCGTGGCAGGCGAAGTTGGATGACTACGGCAAGGCCAAGTCGGCGTTGCGGGTACGGGACTACGAGGACGCAGAAGCGACCACGCAAGAAGCGCTCTCCGAGGTCCAGCAAGGCATCCTGCTTCAAGGCGCAGATAACCCGGCACTGGTTGTGTACGCAATCGGGAAGAACCCGAAGCGTGCAAAGGAGCTAGCAGCGATCTCCGATCCCGTGAAATTTGCATTCGCGGTTGCGAAACTCGAAAAGGAACTCAAAGTGACCACTCGAAAGCCGCCGCCGCCGCCGGAGTCGCCCGTGAAAAGCTCGGGCCGCACGGCAGGGACTGTAGATAACCAACTCGACCGCCTGCGGGCTGAGGCACTGAAGACGGGTGATCTGTCGAAGGTGCTGGCCTACAAGCGGGCAAAGCAGAAATAGAGGACTGAAAAATGGCTAATGCATTCTCGAAAGAGGAAATCGTTGCCTTTGAGAACATTCTCGAGGGCTTCCAAGACGCGCTGGTACTGTCGCGCAACGTCGCTGTGTTCAACACCGACGCCACCACGATGGAGCGCGCACGCGACACCATCTGGCGCCCGATGCCCTACATCGCGCAAAGCTTCGACTCGACCGTAGGCTCGAGCATTTCGTCCAACTACGACGACATGACTCAGCTTTCGGTACCGGCAACGCTCGGCTTCTCCAAGACGTCGGCTTGGAAGCTGAACGCCAAGGAACTGCGTGACGCACTGCAGGAAGGCCGCCTCGGCGACGCTGCAAAGCAGAAGCTGGCGTCCGACATCAACCGCTCTGTCATGAACGCTGCTGCTAACCAGGGCACGCTGGTCGTTGCAGTTGCTGGCGCTGCCGGTGACTACGACGACGTTGCTCTGTGCGACGCGATCATGAACGAGCAGGGCGTGCCGGATTATGACCGATACTTGGCTCTGTCGACCCGCGACTACAACGGCCTGGCTGGCAACCTGGCGACGGCTACCCGCTCGTTCGGCAACGCAAAGTCGGACCGCGCGTATGAGCGTTCGTACGTCGGCATGGTTGCTGGTTTTGAGACCTACAAGCTGGACTACGCAAACCGTCTGGCAGCACAGGCCACCTCTGTGACCATCGCTACCAACGGCGCGCAAGTTCGGTTCGTTCCGCGTGCGACCACGACTGCAACCGCAGGCGTGCTGAACGTGGACAACCGCTACCAGCAGGTCACGGTTTCGACGACCAGCGGCGTCAACGCAGGCGATGCGTTCACGATTGCTGGCATCGAAGCCGTTCACCAGATCACCAAGCAGTCGACGGGCCAGCCCAAGACTTTCCGCGTGATCTCGGTAGATTCTGGCACGACCATGACGATCAGCCCTCCGATGATCGGTGCGAACTCGGCTCCCACGGACGCCGAGCTGCAGTACAAGAACATCAACGTGGCTAGCACGTCTGCAACTGCTGCGATCAACTGGCTGAATGATAACGCTTGCAACGTCAACTGCTTCTGGCAGCGCGATGCAATCGAGCTGTTGCCGGGCCGGTATGCTGTCCCGACCGATAGCGGTGCCGCAGTACTGCGCGCATCGACGGATCAGGGCATCGAGCTGGTCATGCAGAAGTTCTATGACATCGACACGATGACGATCAAGTATCGTCTGGACACGCTGTACGGCGTGGTCAACCGTGCTCCTGAGATGTCGGGCGTACTGCTGTTCGGACAGTAATGATCCGATAAGCTAAACTTTGGGGGGCGCAATGCCCCCCATTTTTTTTGAGGTGAACGATGCCGCTCAAAAAGGGTTACAGTAAAAAATCAATCAGCGAGAACATCTCTAAAGAGGTGAAGTCAGGCCGCCCGCAGAAGCAGGCGATTGCGATTGCGCTTTCGACCGCGCGGGAAGCGGCCATGAAGGCAGGCAAGCCGAGCAAGGCTCCGAAGGCGAAGAAGAAGTAGGAGGGAAAGTGGATTTTCCGAGACACGTATACAAGTCACCCGGGCCATATGCCAAGACATCGAGCCACCCGACATGGGGTTGCGCGACGGTTGTTGACGAGGCCGATCTGGCGGAAGCTCTGAAAACGGGCCACTGGTTCGAGACGGTCGAGGAGGCTATCGAAGCGGCGGGCGTGAATGCCTATCCCAAACTCAAAGGCAAGGCGCGCGTGCGTGAGCTGCGCAGGCGGAAGGTGGTCGAAATCATGGACAACGGCCCGCCTACACGCTCTGAAATGGAGATGCAAGCGAAAAAGCTCGGCATCGGATACAATGCCCGGACGAGCGATCAAGTGTTGCTCAGTCGGATCAGCGAGGTGATGAGGAGTGGCGTACACACGAAGACAGTTCGTTGAAGCAGCGCTGACCGAGATCGGCCTGGCGTCCTACGTGTTCGATCTATCGCCCGAGCAGTTGGAATACGCTCGGCGACGGCTCGACGCCATGATGGCCGATTGGAATGGTAAGGGCATTCGCCTGAGCTATCCTATTCCCGCATCGCCAGAGCAGGGTTCGATTAACGACGAAACGTCGGTGCCTGACTCTGCCAACGAAGCAATCATCCTCAACCTGGCTCTACGCCTGGCGCCCAGCTACGGCAAGGCTGTCATGCTCGAGACGCGCATTGCAGCTAAAGGCGCATACGATACCGTTCTGCAGCGCGCAACAGCGCCCATTGAGCAGCAGATGCCCGGCACCATGCCAGCAGGCGCAGGCAACAAGTACTGGCGCGTTGCGGATGACCCCTTCCTCGAGCCGCCTGTTGATCCCGTCGAGACCGGGCCTGAAGGCATATTGGAGTTTTACTGATGCCCACGATTAACCAGCTTTCGAGCATCGGCGAAGTCACTTCGGCTGATCAGATCCCGACCTACGACGAGTCGAACGGCGACACCAGAAAGATGTCGGTTCTGCAACTGCAGGACTACATCGAAACCAACCTGGACATCGCTGACGTTGGCTTCCTCCAGGCAGGCACGGGCGCGGTCGAGCGGACTGTTCAAAGCAAGCTGCGGGACGTTGTGTCGGTGAAGGATTTTGGGGCTGTGGGGGATGGGGTAACAGACGACACGGCGGCGATTCAGGCGGCGCTCAATGCCGCAGCTGAATCAAACAAACGATTGTTTGTGC